GAGCAGGAAATCGTACAGACATTTCACGACAATCGTTTTACTATCTGCAAACTACCGCGACAGTCTGGTAAGTCTACAGTTGTATTGTCTTATCTTATTCATTACATTCTATTCAACGATCAGGTCAATGTTGCCATTCTTGCAAACAAGGCATCAACGGCAAGAGACCTATTGTCACGACTTCAGTTGGCATATGAACATCTACCCAGTTGGTTGCAACAAGGTGTAATGAACTGGAACAAGGGATCGTTAGAACTAGAGAATGGTTCTAGGATACTTGCGGCATCAACATCAGCGTCTGCCATTCGTGGTGGTTCTTTCAACATTATCTTCCTTGACGAGTTTGCGTTTATTCCATCAACGATTGCAGAACAGTTCTTTAGTTCCGTTTATCCTACAATCTCATCTGGTAAATCATCGAAGGTGATGATTATCTCTACACCACACGGTATGAATATGTTTTATAAAATGTGGACTGATGCAGAGAACGGTAGAAACGATTTTAAACCCATTGAAGTGCATTGGTCAGAAGTGCCAGGTCGTGATGAAGAATGGAAAGAACAGACTATCAAGAATACAAGCGAACAGCAGTTTCTACAAGAGTTTGAATGTTCCTTCTTGGGTAGTGTTGATACTTTGATATCACCTACAAAGATACAGACGATACCACATCACGACCCAATAGAAAGAAGTGCTGGGTTTGATGTTTACGAAAGACCTCAGAAAGATCATTCGTATTGTATGACTGTTGATGTTGCCCGCGGTTCATCAAACGATTACAGTGCATTTGTTGTGATTGATATTACTACTGTACCATACAAGTTAGTTGCAAAGTACCGAAGTAACGAAATCAAACCTCTTATCTTTCCAGATATCATCTATCGTACCGCAAAGTCTTACAACGATGCACAGATACTTGTAGAGATCAACGACATTGGTGGACAGATTGCAGACGCATTACATCACGATATGGCATACGAGAATATCATACAGTCACAAGTCAAAGGCCGTCTTGGTCAAATAGTCAGTGGTGGGTTCGGTGATGGACAGTCAGAACTAGGTATCAGAACTACAAAATCACTGAAACGCATTGGTTGTTCTAACCTAAAACAGTTGATTGAATCCGATAAACTATTACTCAGTGACTTTGATATTATTGTAGAAATGTCTACGTTTGTACAGAGAGGTTCATCGTTTGAGGCCGATGATGGTTCTACAGATGACCTTATGATGTGTCTAGTATTCTTTGCTTGGTTGACTGACCAACAGTATTTCAAAGACTTGACTGATGAAGATATTCGTAAGAGACTTTTTGAAAGTCAAAAAGATGAAGTTGAAGCAGACATGGCTCCGTTTGGGTTTATTGAAGATGGTGTAAACTATGGAGAAAATTTAGCACCATTTACAGATAGTGATGGTGACTATTGGCAACCTGTAAAGAACTACCCAGATTGGAGTTAGAGAATAGCAGGACCTAAATCGTTTCTGTATCTAGCAGCACAGTTATGACAAAGAGGTGTGCTTTGTTCTATCAGTTCTATTGCTTGTTTGCGTTGTTCAGTCTTAGCACCGTGTCTCATTATTAAACTTTTTATCTTTTTATGATGCGGATACCATTCAAAGCATACTAACTCTGCCTCACCGCACTGACATTGATAGTCTCTAAAACTATTCAATAACCATCGTTTACGTCCAATATCACGCAGTTGTGTGTTTGACTTACCCATATTCCTATTTATAGAAACACGGAGAGTGTGTTTGAAGAACCTAAAAAAACTAAATAACTGTACAACAAAAAACTTGAATGTGTACTTCTACATTATAACTCGTAATATAACCAAGGGAGAAATAGAATAAAATGGTTGATCTAGTTTCACCTGGTGTTGCTATTAAAGAGAAAGACCTGACTACCTCAGTCAGAAACGAACCAACAAGTATTGGTGCTGTTGCCATTATCGCAGAAAAAGGTCCTATGGACGAAGTTGTGATAATTCAAGACGAGCAGCAGTTGGTAGATATCTTTGGGAAACCAAATACTACTAACCACCAGTATTGGTACAGTGCCGCATCTTTCTTGATGTATAGTAATACATTAAAGGTAGTAAGAATTGTAACCACGAGCGCAGTTAATGCTTGCGTTTCCGGTACAGCAATTCTAATCAAAAATACTAAGCACTACACAGATGGTGATGGTTCCACAGGTCCTTTTGACGATGGTTCCGCCAGCGTGGGTTCTTGGGCAGCTCGTTCTGCTGGCGCTTGGGGTAACAGTCTCCGTGTTGAAACTTGTAACACGGCCGCAGGTTTCTCTGAGACATCAAAAACAACAACAAACGGTGAAATAGCAGCAGGTGGTACCACCATTACATTGGCTTCTGGTACAGGCTTTTCCATCGGTGATATCATCTACTTCCAAGAAGCAGATGGTCAGAGATATCGTGTAACGAATGTTGCAACTAACGATATCACATTCGTCCGTTATCCAACTACAACAGCAACAGGTCTTGCTTCAACAATCGCAACGTCTACTAACGTAGACCGCGAGTGGCGTTGGGCCGATCAGTTTGAACGTGCTCCTGGTACATCTCAGTATGCTACCGACCGTGGCGGCTCAAACGACGAAATGCACATCATCATTATTGATGAAGATGCTAAAATCTCTGGTGTTGAAAATGAAGTCCTTGAGAAGTTTGAAGCAGTATCTAAAGCTTCTGACGGTCTTACAGACGAAGGTAATGCTAACTACTATGCAGACGTAATCTACAGAAGTTCAAACAATGTCTTCTGGATGGATCATCCAGCAGGCGCAACGAACTGGGGTAGTCTCGCTGCCGGTACAGCATTTACCACACCAACAAACTCTATTGATGCAAACAGTCTAGTAAATGGTGTCGGTGGTACACAAGCACCAACAGAAGGTCAGCGTCAAATTGCATACAGCGATCACTTTAGCGATCCAGATATCGAAGATGTCAATCTCGTTATCGCTGGTCCTGCTTCTGTAGATAACGGTGGTGCAATAACTCACGGTGTATTCATCACAGACCTCGTTGAAAAACGTAGAGACTGTGTTGGGTTTATCTCACCTGATAAAAGTGATGTTGTTGGTATAAGCAAATCCTATACTCAGTCAAAGAATGTCAAGGGTTTCTTTGATGCCCTAGGTAGTTCTTCATACACAGTATTCGATTCTGGTTACACAAAACAGTATGACAAATACAACGATGTCTATCGTCATATTCCACTTAATGGTCATATCGCAGGTAGTTGTGCTCGTACTGATTTTCTTGAAGATCCATGGTTCTCACCCGCTGGTATCGCAAGAGGTCAGATTCGTGGTTCAGTCTCACTTGCTTTTAATCCAACTCAGACAGAACGTGATACACTTTATCGTGCTCGTATCAACCCAGTTGTTGCGTTCCCAGGCGAGGGTACAATCCTCTTTGGTGACAAAACAGGTCTGGCACGAAACAGTGCATTTAGTCGTATCAATGTTCGTCGGTTGTTCCTTACAATCGAAGAAGCAATCAAAGTTGCTGCTCGGACTGTACTCTTTGAGTTCAACGATCAGTTTACTCGCGACAGCTTCAAAGCATTGGTTGATCCTTACTTGCGTGATGTTCAGTCTCGCCGTGGTATCATTGACTACCTAGTTGTCTGTGACGAAACAAACAACACAGGTCAGGTCATTGATAACAATGAGTTCCGTGCTGATTTTTACATCAAACCAGCAAGGTCAATCAACTTCATCACACTAACATTTATCGCAACACGAACTGGAGTAGACTTCAGTGAAGTGGTTGGTCGGGCATAGGGGGTATTAAAAAATGGCTAATTTGAATACATTTGTTAATAAACTTGCCGGCGGTGGAGCACGTGCTAACCAGTACGAAGTAAGTATTACTGGTGGTCCTGTTGGAATGACAGACTTGTTTACATTTCTTTGTCGTTCTGCTCAGATCCCAGCACAGACAGTTGGTGAAGTAGCAGTACCATATCGTGGTCGTAACATTTACCTTGCAGGCGAAAGGGTCTTTGATCCATGGACAGTTACAGTATATGCTGATAACGCATGGGAGCTACGGGGACGGTTAGAGCAGTGGTCGAATCTTATCATGGATAGCGGTTCTACAACTTTTGGTGCTCTGGCTCCTGCCGAATACTATGGTGAAGCTATTGTCCGTCAGATGGATCGTAACGAAGCTACAATCAATACATACACACTGTATCAGCTTTGGCCTATTGCTATTGATCCTATTGATCTCGGATATGATACTAACGATGCCGTTGAGGAGTTTGGCGTTACATGGCGTTACAACTACATGAATTCATCCGGGGGCGGTGGCATAGTCTAAATATTTTGTAATTTAATACTATTTTAAAATGATAAATAGTATTATGGCAGAATTATTTGGATATGAAATAAATAGGAAGAAAGAGGCGGCAAAGGGTAAATCCTTTGTCGCCCCTTCCGACGAGGAAGGCACACTAGACATAGCTGGTGGTGCCGGGTTCTTTAGTCAATATGTAAACCTGGACAAGGCAGCAAAAAATGACTGGGACCTTATTCGTAAGTATCGCACAACTTCCGAAGCACCGGAATGCGATCAAGCAATTGAAGATATTGTCAACGAGGCTGTTACAGCTGACGAAACAGACAGTTCCGTAAAACTCGACCTTGACCATGTAGACTTGTCCAAGTCTATCAAAAATAAAATCTCAACTGAATTCGATGAAGTTCTACGTTTGTTAGAATGGAAACATCGTGGGCATGACATCTTTCGTCGTTGGTATGTTGATGGACGTTTGTTCTATCACAAAATGATTGATGAAAAACAGTCCCGAAAAGGTATGACTGAATTGCGTTACATCGACCCTAAGTTTATCAAGAAGGTTCGTCTTGTAGAAAAAGACAAAGGTGAAAAATCCGACGGTATTGATTTAGTAAAACGAGTTCAAGAGTTTTACATTTACAATGAAGGAGGAGTCTATCCTGGCCTTACAGGTGTAGGCGGGCCTGGGGTAAAGAATTCACAAGGTCTCAAAGTTTCACCTGACAGTATTGCATATTGCACTTCTGGTATCTTCAATCCAACAACAAAACAAGTATACGGTTATTTGCATAAGGCAATTAAACCAACAAACCAACTCCGCATGATGGAAGATGCGACAGTTATCTATCGTATCAGTCGAGCACCAGAACGGAGAATCTTCTACATTGATGTAGGTAATCTACCCAAACCTAAAGCAGAAGCTTATCTCAAAGATGTGATGAGTCGTTATCGCAATAAGGTTGTGTATGATGGTAATACGGGAGAAGTTAAAGACGACCGTAATCAAATGTCAATGCTTGAGGACTTCTGGTTACCAAGACGAGAAGGCGGACGAGGTACAGAGATTACAACCTTGCCTGCAGGTCAGAACCTGGGCGAGATGGAAGATGTAAACTACTTCCAAGAAAAACTTTACAAGTCTCTCAACATTCCTATCTCACGATTGCAGTCTGACTCTGGTTTCAACATGGGTCGATCAGCAGAGATTACTCGGGACGAGATAAAGTTCACTAAGTTTATTCAGAGACTACGAAAACGATTCTCTCTATTGTTCCAAGACTTACTCAAGACTCAGTGCGTACTGAAAGGTATTATGACTACTGAAGATTGGGAAGATATGAAGGAAGATATTATCTTTGACTTCAATGATGACAATCATTTTTACGAACTAAAGGAGGCAGAACTTTTAGAGGCTCGTATCAATCAACTCAATGCTGTTACGGAGTATGTTGGTACATACTTCTCTATCGAATGGGTTCGTAAGAATATACTCAAACAAAATCAACAAGAAATGGAAATGATTGATAAGCAGATTGAAGATGAGAAAGAAAGTGGAGAAATTAATCCAGATGCTGGTACAGATATGGGTGGCTCTGGAGGTGGATTTGGTTCTTGGGATAACGAGAACGATTCTGACGATGGTCCTGGGGAAGAAGAAGATGTCCCCGATGAAGAACCGGAAGATGAAGAAAGATAATATTTATAAATATTAGTAAATAAATAAAGGAGATTTATAATGGCAACAACAAAAGATTTAATTGGTTCAGTTGCAAAAGGTGATCTTAATACAGCTAATGATGTTTTCGCAGATGTTATGGCTGCAAAGACTGACGATGCTTGGGCAGCAGCAAAAAACGATGTGGCCCGTACAGCATTTGATACTCCGGTAGAGGAA